GAATCTGATTGAACAGATCAAAGAAGATCTTGTGAAGCACGAAGGGTACGTCACTGAGATCTATTTATGCTCTGAAGGTTACCCTACATTTGGTATTGGTCATATGGTTACGGAAGATGACATGGAACATACGTGGCCTGTAGGTACACCAGTGACTGATGAGCGTATCCTCCAAGTATTTCATGATGATTGTACTGCCGCGTGTACTGATGCCAGTGCATTGGTCCTAAACTTTAGCTCACATCCTGAGAATGTACAGCGTGTGTTGGTTAACATGGCGTTTAATCTAGGGCGTTCACGATTAGGTAAGTTTAAAAATATGATTACTGCTGTCAATGAGGGGAACTACTCAAAGGCTGCAGATGAAATGGTGGATTCAAAGTGGTATCGTCAGGTCAAACGCCGTGGCGAAGAGCTTGTAGAGATTATGCGTGGAGCTTAATGTTGAATTGCTTCCTTGGCAACAGGAAGTCTTTAACGATCCAACACGATTCAAGATTGTAGCGGCAGGGCGGCGTACTGGCAAGTCTCGTCTAGCCGCATGGCAGTTGATTATCTACGGATTACAAACTGATCGTGGTCATGTGTTTTATGTTGCGCCGACTCAGGGTCAGGCTCGTGACATTATGTGGTCTACTCTGCTAGAGTTAGCGCATCCTGTTATTAAAACATCCCACATTAACAATTTGCAAATAACTCTCATTAACGGTTGTACGATATCCCTCAAGGGTGCGGACAGGCCAGAGACAATGCGTGGTGTATCCCTAAAGTTCCTTGTCATGGACGAGTATGCGGATATGAAGCCTAGTGTATGGGAACAGATTCTACGTCCTGCACTTGCTGACCAGAAGGGTGAAGCCATGTTTATTGGTACGCCTATGGGAAGGAATCATTTTTATGAACTCTACCACTACGCTACGTTGGGCGATGATGAGAGCTATAAGGCTTGGCATTTTACATCTTATGACAACCCGTTGCTTGATCCAAACGAGATCGACACAGCTAAAAAGTCCATGTCCTCTTATGCGTTTCGACAAGAATTTCTTGCGTCATTTGAAGCGATGGGGTCAGAGATCTTTAAAGAGGATTGGGTACAGTTTAGTGAAGATGAACCTGAGTTTGGTGATTATTATATTGCTGTTGACTTGGCGGGCTTTGCGGATGTGGAATCAGCCACTAAATCCAAATCAAAAAAACTAGACCAAACTGCAATCGCTGTTGTGAAAGCCAACGAAGATGGTTGGTGGGTAGCAGATATTATTTATGGACGTTGGGATATTAAAAAGACTGCAAAGAAAATCTTTGATGCGGTCAATCATTATAAACCAATCTCTGTTGGTATTGAAAAAGGTGCGCTCAAGAATGCAGTGTTACCTTATCTAACTGATATTATGAAATCATCGCAACGGTTCTTTCGTGTAGAAGAACTAACGCATGGTAACAAAAAGAAAACTGATCGAGTTGTCTGGGGATTGCAAGGACGATTTGAACATGGACAAATAACTTTAAACAAAGGTGACTGGAACGCTACGTTCTTAGATGAGTTGTTTCAGTTTCCAAATGCATTAGTGCATGATGACTTAGTAGATGCTCTGGCCTACGTTGACCAGTTAGCAAAGGTGTCGTACTACTACGACTATGAAGAAGACGACTTTGAAATTTTAGACCCTGTAGCAGGATATTAACATGGACTACGATCATAACACTGAAGACCCCGGTTCATTAGAAGGTTGGGTTATACATAAGTGCAACCAATGGCGTGACCACTTTGAGTCAAACTATCAAGAGAAGTTTGATGAGTACTATCGCTTATGGCGTGGTATCTGGGCTGAAGAAGATTCAATGCGTGCATCCGAACGCTCCCGATTAATCTCTCCTGCATTACAACAAGCAGTTGAGTCTGCTGTTGCTGAAGTAGAAGAAGCTACTTTTGGTCGTGGTAAATGGTTTGACATCAAGGATGACTTTGCTGACCAACAACCACAAGACATTCAACTTCTGCGTACTCAACTTGATGAGGACATGAAGTTTGCCAAAGCCCGAAAATCTATTGCTGAATGTTTAATTAACTCCGCTGTCTTTGGTACAGGTATCGGTGAGATTGTAATGGACGAAGTAAAAGAGCTACGCCCTGCAACTCAGCCTGTAATGGGTGGAGAGATGACTGCTGTTGGTGTAACTGAGCAAGAGAGAATGCTTGTTAAGTTGCGTCCAGTCATGCCACAGAACTTCTTAATTGATCCTGTTGCTACATCTATTGAAGAAGCATTAGGCGTAGCAATTGATGAGTTTGTTCCTTTGCATCAAGTTGAGTTAGCGCAAGAAGCAGGAATCTATTACGATGTAGATGTTGCTGTTGCGGCTCCTGACACGGACATCGAACCAGATCAAGACTTAACTATTTACATGGATGACAAGGTTCGTTTAACAAAATACTATGGTCTTGTTCCTCGTGAGTTATTGTACGAAGCACAGCGTGAAGAAGATGAAGAAGAAGTTGAGATGGGTAAAGATCTCTCTGCTTATGTTGAAGCTGTGGTAGTAATTGCAAACGGTGGTACACTTCTTAAGGCAGAAGAAACTCCATACATGATGGCGGACCGTCCTGTGATCGCATTCCCTTGGGATGTTGTGCCGGGTAGGTTCTGGGGTCGTGGTATTTGTGAGAAAGGCTACAACGCACAGAAAGCCCTTGACACCGAACTTCGCGCACGTATTGATGCCTTGGCATTGACTGTACATCCAATGATGGCTGTGGATGCTTCTAGGCTTCCTCGTGGTGCTAAGCTAGAGGTACGTCCGGGTAAAGCAATCTTAACTAATGGTAACCCTGCTGAGATTTTACAACCATTTAACTTTGGTCAGTTAGATCCAAATACATTTAACCAAGCGGCTACACTACAGCAGATGGTTCAAATGGCTACAGGCGCAATTGATGCCGCAGGTATTCCGGGTTCAATCAATGGTGATGCAACAGCGGCAGGTATCTCAATGTCACTGGGTGCTATTATTAAGCGTCACAAGCGTACATTGATTAACTTCCAAGATTCATTCTTACTACCCTTTGTGACTAAAGCGGCCCATCGGTACATGCAGTTTAATCCTGAACTGTATCCTGTTAAGGACTTTAAGTTTGTCGCTTCAAGCTCTTTGGGTATTATTGCTCGTGAATACGAAGTAACACAACTTGTTCAGTTGCTACAAACAATGAGTCCTGAGTCTCCAATGTATCCAATGCTAATTGAATCTATTGTGGATAACATGAACTTAAGTAATCGTGAACAGATCATTGAAGGATTGCGTCAAGCGAACCAACCTGATCCACAGCAACAACAATTACAACAAATGCAAATTGAAATGGATATTGCTCAGAAGCAACAGACGATTCAAAACATTCAAGCACAGACTGCTGAGATTCAATCTCGTGTTAAACAGAATGAAGTTGAAACACAAATGCTTCCATTGGATGCCGAGACTCGTCGTATTGCCGTACAAGTTAAAGCAGGTCAAGATGATGCAGGCGATAAAGAATTTGAGCGCAGAGCTAAACTTGCAGAGCTTGTACTCAAAGAACGTGAAATTGCAAGTAAAGAAGACATAGTTGAACAACAAATGAGGCAATCGAATGGTAGTAACCAAGCGTGAGTTCCAAGAAATCATTGATCAAATGAATGGTATCTTGACAAAACTTGACAGCAGGATTAAAGAATTAGAAAGTCAAAAGACTACTCGTACCACAAAAACAACGAAGAGTCAAGAAAAAGACTTGACAAATGAATAAAATTGTGGTATAATATTTGCATCTAATTTAGGAGAAACTCTTTGAGTCCCGAAGAACAAAAGTATTATGAAACTTACTTTGATCTTTTTATGACCGATGGTTGGAAACAATTCATCGAAGAGATTAACGAAATTCTTGATAGACATCGTATAGAAGATATTAAGAATGAAACACATTTAGCGTTTGTCAAAGGTGAACGCGATGCACTGTTCAGAGTGAGACGCTTTGAAACAGGTATCAAAACAGCTTATGACGTATTGCAAGGACAGAAATAATGTTTAGGCGATACGATTATAAATGCACCGTATGTAACCATACAGAGGAAGACTGGGCTGACTCGTCAGACTGTGACTTCTCAACCTGTAAGGAATGCGGTGAAACCTCAGTACGGATAATCTCTCCTGTCCGAACACATTTCGTTGGTCATGGTTGGCCGGATAAAGACGACAGGTGGGCTAAGGACCATGAGAGAGCCGCACGTAAATAATCTTTCCATAATGCTATCTAGCACGGAGTTTAAAAATAATGGCACGTTTTATAGATGAGAGTCCCGACTACGAACCTTTAGACGGAGAATCGCTCACCACATTTGAAGAAGAAGATGATACGCAGATTCTTGAAGAAGAGCAACCTGCAGAACCTGAAGAGATTCAGGAAGCCCAAGAGGAAGACATTCCTGAAAAGTATCAGAATAAAGATATCAAAGATATCGTTCGGATGCATCAGGAAGCTGAGAAGCTCTTAGGCAAACAATCTTCAGAAGTTGGTGAACTCCGAAAGATCGTTGATGATTTCGTTAAGACTCAGCTTGAGAAAGCCAATAGCCCACAAGAAGACGAAGAAGAGATTGACTTCTTTGATGACCCGCAGAAAGCGGTAGAGCGAGCAATTGCCAAGCATCCTAAGATTAAGGAAGCGGAAGAAGTTACTCGTGCGATGAAGCAACAAGAGATCCTAAACAAACTCCAACGTAGTCATCCAGACTTTGAGTCTATTATTGGTGATACTAATTTTGGAGAATGGGTAGCGGCCTCTAAGGTACGGACTGAATTGTACCAACGTGCTGACCAACAGTTTGACTTTGATAGTGCTGACGAGCTTCTCACAACGTGGAAAGAACGTCAAAACATTGTAGCCGAAACTGCTGAGATGCAAGAAGCTGATCGCAAGCGACAATTAAAAGCCGCCTCTACTGGTACAGCTAAAGGATCAAATGAGAAGCCAAGCCGTAAAATCTATCGTCGTGCTGATATTCTTAACCTTATGCAAAACGATCCAAAGCGATATGAAATGTTAATGCCTGAGATACGGCAAGCATATGCTGAGGGTCGAGTTAAATAGCCTAGGAGATATTTACAATGGCAAACTTAACCCCCGCAAGTAACAATACCGTTACTTTAGCAAACGCGGCTACGTTCATTCCAGAACTGTGGTCAGATGAAATCATTGCGGCGTACAAGCAAAAACTCGTTCTTGCTAACCTCGTAAACAAAATGCCTATGACTGGCAAGAAAGGTGATACTCTTCACATTCCTAAGCCTGTCCGTGGCGCGGCCAATGCTAAGACAGCGGCTGACACTGTAACAATTCAACAGACTGCTAACACAGAAGTTGTAATCACTATCGACAAGCACTACGAATACTCGCGCTTAATCGAGGACATCACAGAAGTACAAGCGTTGGATTCACTCCGCCGTTTCTACACTGACGATGCAGGTTACGCTCTTGCTAAGCAAGTCGATGACGATCTGTTCGCAGAGTTGTTGAACGTGTCAAACGATGCAGGTACTGCTGATGGTTCTGATGCTACTCAGTCTCACTACCAGATCAACGGTGCATCTGATGTCTTGATTGACTATGATGACTCTACTGCTCTTGAAGCGTTCTCTGATGCGGCTTTCCGCAACATGATTCAACGGTTGGATGATGCTGATGTTCCTATGGAAGGTCGTGTATTGATTATCCCTCCTGTGATTCGCAACACTATCATGGGCATTGAGCGTTACGTGTCTTCTGACTTTGTAAACGGTCGTGGTGTTAACAACGGTCAGATTGGTCAGCTTTACGGTGTTGACGTTTACGTTACATCTAACGCTCCAACTGTCACTGGCTCTACCACTTCTGGTCGTGTCATGACTATGATGCACAAGGACGCTTTCGTTCTTGCAGAGCAGATGGCTGTACGTTCACAGACTCAGTACAAGCAAGAGTTCCTTGCGAACTTGTTCACTGCTGATACTCTGTACGGCACTAAAGTTCTCCGTGAAGAGAACGTACTTTCAGTAGTAGTTTAATCTACTGATCCGGGGGAGTCTACTCAGGCTCCCCTGTCTTATTCTAAACACTGGAGATTCTAATGGCGATTTTTCGTGGCACAGGTAGCGCAAGTACAACATCAGATCAAGCTACCATTGATGCTGTAACTGACAAGGCCGCCGAAGCCGCTACCTCTGCAAGTAACGCCGCTTCTTCAGCGTCTTCCGCAAGCACCTCTGCGTCGAGCGCGTCAAGCTCCGCAAGCTCTGCTTCTACTTCTGCATCTACTGCAACTACCAAAGCATCTGAAGCGTCTGCTTCTGCATCCGATGCAAACGATTCTGCTAACGCCGCCGCTACTTCAGAAAGCAATGCGGCATCTTCAGAGACAGCGGCAGGGTTATCTGCAAGCCAAGCTCTCGCATCTGCTAACAACTCAAGTGCTTCTAAAGTATTAGCTGAGACCGCGCAAGCGGCGGCAGAAGCGGCAGTAGTTGATGCTGAGACTGCGTTAGCTAGTACACAAGCGGTCTTAGTTTCTACACAAGCTGTGTATGATGATTTTGATGATCGTTACTTAGGTGCTAAAGCATCTGATCCCACAGTAGATAATGACGGTGATGCACTAATTGATGGTGCATTATACTTTGACACCACTAACGCCCAGATGAAAGTTTATGATTTGTCTGGTACATCATGGGAAGCATTTTCTTTAACAGCGGCACAACTTACTGATGTTGACATTGTGGCAACGAACATTGCTGATGTCCAAAGTGTAGCTGACAATATAGCCGATATCCAAGCGGCACAGACTTCTGCAACGAATGCAAGCAACTCTGCAGATGCGGCATCTACATCAGCATCTCAAGCATCAGGTTTTGCATCTAATGCTTCTGACAGCGCAACTGCGGCGGCCTCTAGTGCGGCTTCAGCGGCTACAGCCTTAGATAGCTTTGATGATCGCTATCTTGGTGCTAAGTCTTCTGCACCTACAACAGACAATGATGGTGATGCTCTTGTTACTGGTGCGTTGTACTACGATACCACTGAAGGGTCTATGTACGTCTATGAAGGCTCTTCATGGATTAAAGCATCAGCGTCTATTGTAGATACATGGGATGAGTTTGTCTTTACAGCCACTAATGCTCAAACAGCGTTTACAGGTGCTGATGACAACACCAACACATTAGTTACATCAGACTACATGATTGTTACTCGTAACGGTGTACGCTTGACAGAAGGCGTAGGCTACACAGTAACAACAGGTACAGTAACACTAGCAACTGGTGCGGCTACAGGTGACATCATTACCATTACCGTCTTTGCATCACTACAGGTTGCAGACACCCTATCTCTATCGCAAGGTGGTACGGTAACAGGTGCAGTTACATTTAATGGTAACGTAGACGGTATTGCATTCAGTGAGATTGATTCTACTCCAACGACTCTTGCAGGTTATGGCATCACTGATGCGGCTACGTCTGCACAGGGCGCACTAGCTGACTCAGCCACGCAACCGGGTGACCTAGCTACTGTAGCAACTACTGGAGCCTACTCAGACCTTACAGGAAGCCCTACAGCAGTCTCTAGCTTCACAAACGACTCAGGGTACATTACAGGGTACACAGTCACTCAGGGAGACGTTACAGCGCATCAGGCGGCATTGTCGATCACTGAGTCTCAAATTAGTGACCTTCAGAGTTACCTGACTAGCATCCCAGATAATTACATTTTAAATACAGGTGATGCGATTACCGGGGATTTAACCTTTGGCGATAATGTAAGTGCCGTATTTGGTGCGGGGTCTGATTTCAAGATATTTCATAATGGTGATAACACCTACATGAATGATTTGGGAACAGGAAACCTTTACATTTCTACTAATGGTGCAGAAGTTAGCCTTAGAAAAGTAAGTGGCAACGAAGCAATGTTGATTGCAAAGCCAGATGCTGAAGTAGAATTGTACTATGACGATTCTTTAAAACTTGAAACAACCAACACAGGGGTTGATGTAACAGGCACAGTTACTGCTGACGGTGTATCTCTGGGTGATAATGAAAAGGCGCAGTTTGGTGCAAGTAATGACCTAGAAATTTATCATGATGGGACTAATAGTTACATTAGTGATGCAGGCTCTGGAAGTATTCATTTGCGTTCAGATAGTGAATTTAGAGTTCAAAATGCCGGAGGAACTGCTAATTACATTTATGCTTCAAATGGAGGTTTAGTAAGACTATATCACAACAATAGTGGTAAGTTAGATACAACTGCTACAGGTGTAAGCGTCACAGGTGACTTAACAGCCTCTGGTAACGTTACTGCGTATTCTGATGAACGTCTCAAGTCTGACATTGCTACGATTGATAATGCGCTAGACAAAGTGTCTGCGATGCGTGGTGTTACCTACACTAAAGATGGTGAGCTATCTTCTGGTGTCATTGCACAGGAACTTCAACAGGTTGCTCCTGAACTTGTGATTGACGGCGAATACCTAAGCGTTGCCTATGGTAACTTAGTCGGCTACTTGATTGAAGCGGTCAAGGAATTAAAAGCAGAAGTTGAGGAACTTAAGGGAGCTAAATAATGGCACTGCAGTCATCTGGCCCTATTAGCTTACTAGACATCCAAAATGAGTTTGGTGGATCTAACCCCATTGGCTTGAATGAATACTATGGTGTAGCCGGAGGTGTGCCTGCGTCTGGTACGATTAGTCTTGATGATTTCTATGGGACTTCTTCTGCCGCTTCTATTAGTTATGTTACCACTGTAGGTAATGGAGACGTTACAGCAAGTCCTCATACGTTTTCAAGTGTTAGTTTAGGAACCACAGCCGCAGACCGCTATACAGTTATTGCGATTGGATCTATTGCCAATTCTGATTACACAGCAACTATTGGTGGAATTTCTTGTACATCTATTGTACAGCAAAAGTATTCTGGTGATGATAGTTATGTTGGAATTTTAATTGCTGACACAAGCTCTTTAGGAACCACGGCAAACATTGTAATTGATAATAATACTTATATTTATCGCCCCGGTGTAGCCGTTTACAATGTTACTGGACTAAGTAGTGCAAGCGCATTTTCAACTGCATCAGACAGTTCGGGAAGTGATTTAACTTGTTCATCATCTGGTACGTCAGGTGGTGTAGGTATTGGAATCTTCTTTAGGAAGGACAACTTACCCGGAACAATTAACTTTACAGGATTTGCTACCTCATCTAATGATGCTAGTTACTCTCAAGGCGGTACTCAATGGAGAGCAGGTCACGGTACATTAACAAGTACAGGTACAAAAACAATGCAGTCTACTGCAGGTTCTAGTAATGCTTGTGCTGTAATGGGGATATTTGCATAACATGAGTTACTTTGCAGAATTAAACAACAATCAAGAAGTAGTTCAAATTATTGAGGCAAATGTTATTCCTGAAGGTAACTGGATTACTTGTCCAAATCCTGATTGGTACTATGTGGGTTTATATAGTAATTGGTATCAAATTCCATATCCAGATGATGATCCAAATAACACATATGTTTTTGAGCCAGAAACAATTTCATGGGTGGTGCAACAATAATGGCACACTTTGCACAATTAGATGACAACAACATAGTCACTCAAGTCATCGTTGTAAACAACAGTGACCTTGAAGACAGCAATGGTGTAGAACAAGAAGCTATTGGTATTACGTTCTGCACTAACTTATTTGGCGCACACACTCGTTGGAAGCAAACAAGCTACAACGGAAATTTTAGAGGCCGTTACGCAGGTATCGGTATGAAGTACGATAAAGAATTGGATGAGTTTGTAGAGGTTATCAATGAGTAAAGCAGAAGACTTAGCAGGACTACTAGACGCTAACGGTGACGTACTAGCAACCAACCTTGATAACGTCAGTGTTGCTTTTGCTGACGTAACAGGTAAGCCCACTACATTGTCAGGCTACGGTATCACTGATGCCGCTTCATCGTCAGACATTGCCAACTCATCCAACTGGGATACAGCGTATGGATGGGGCGATCACAGCACACAAAGCTATGCTACTACAACATACGTTGATGGTGAGATTGCTGACCTTGTAGCTTCTGCTCCTGCAACCCTAGACACGTTGAATGAACTAGCGGCGGCACTAGGTGATGATGCAAACTTCAGCACTACTGTAACAAACTCTATTGCGACTAAAGCGGCCTTGTCCGGTGCAGACTTTACTGGTGATGTTACAACAACAGGTGACGTAGGGATTGGAACGAGTACTCCTAATACACCTCAAGCAGTAAATCTTCATATTAGTGGTACAAGTTCTGCTATTCGTATGTCAGATACCAGTAACTCTTTAACAGGTAATTTATACGCTTCTGGTGGTGAATTTAGTATCCTTACATCAACATCTCACCCTATAACATTTAAAACAGCTAACTCAGAAGCAATGCGAATCGACTCCAGTGGTAACGTAGGGATTAACGAGTCAAGTCCATTAGGAAAATTGCACGTTAAAACTGGTGAAAGTGGAGCAGGAGTAAATGCATCAGCAAGTGACTTGGTATTAGAAGATGTTACTGATGCAGGTATGAGTATCATTAGTACGGGAACTGGAAATATCTATTTCGGTGATGTTGCCAATGGGAGTGTTGGTAGAATATCGTATTCACATTCAAATAATGCGTTATCTTTTAATACTA